TCTTCGCTGATGGGGCAAACGGAGGGGACTTTTTATCTTGATATGTCTTATTTTGCAAAAGGCGGATCAGGTGCTACCCTTTGGCTTTATATAGTTGGAACGCCAACATCAAATAACATAGGTTTAGGGGTTGTGGGGACTTCCGTTCGGAGCATTGTTAATGGACAAAGTGACATATTGTCTACACCATCTACGGCTAATGGCGTAAAAATCGCTTGGGGATATGATGGAAGTGGTGTTGTTTGTTTTGTTAATGGAGTTCAGTATAACCTACCAAACGGAGGCAATCAAATCATTACATCAATGAATAGGTGTTTTATTGATATGTCATCCGCAGGCGGTACAAGAATAGCTGATGTGCGCATCCGTTCCGCTGCCCTCTACACCACCCGCCTAAGCAACGATGAACTCGCAGCCCTCACAAGCCTTTAACAATGGCCACCTTCCGAAAATACGAGTTTACCGTTTACGCTGACTTCCGCACCATCTACGACGCAGAAGCCTCGCCAAATACCTGTGTTGAATTGGGAAGAGTCAACCCCGACAATCCGAAAGCGTACTGCGTGGACATCCTTTGGGAAGGCGCAGAACCTACCGATTGGGTGCGCCATCAAGTTTGGCCCACGCCTTGCGGAGTGCATTCCTTCCTCGGATGGGATGCTCAATACGAGGCTGATTACAAAGAATTTGCAACACCGCAAAGCAAATAACATTTCCAACCATGGGACTATTTCGCCGCAACCCTAACAAACCCAACCTCATGCAATCAGCCATCATCGCACTACTTCGCCACTTGCTAACATTTATCGGTGGTACACTCGTCGCCAAAGGTGTCATTGATACCGCCACGCTCACCGAAATTATTGGTGCGATAATTACTTTGTTATCAGTAGGTTGGATGGCCGTGGAGAAAGTAAAGGGTAAACCCGAAGCACCCAAGGCGTGAACTTGATTGAAACCACTATCATCGGGTCCATCTCCGCAATCGTCGGGGGTGCAGTTGCTTGGCTGACACGGGGTCGCTTCCAAGCGGATTCCCTCCAGGTCAAGCAAGCGCAAGCGGTCCTTGCGATGTGGCAGGCGACTGCCGAAGCACAAAATAAAGAGTTGACTGAATTACGCAATGAACTTGTAGTTTTGCGTCAACGGATTGAGAGTTTGGAAACTACCATCCACGCCCTTGAATCCGAGAACGCAACACTAAAAGCCATGCAATGATTCTACCACTCACCAAGCATTCCCGAAACATCCACGAAGTCACCTGCCAAAGCGGGCAGGAGTTCTTGTTAATTTCCGACCTGCATTGGGACAACCCCCATTGCGATAGGGGGTTGCTCAAAAATCATTTGGACGAAGCCTTACGCAGGAATGCCGCCATCATACTAAATGGGGACACCTACTGCTGCATGGGTGGGAAATATGACCGTCGTGCTGACAAATCTTTGATTCGTCCCGAACACAACACCGACCGCTACTTTGACGCTATCGTGGACACCTCGGTGGAATGGTTCGCTCCATATGCCAAGAACATTCTGCTGATAGGTTACGGCAACCACGAAACCGCTATCATCAAGCACGGCGAAACGGACCTCCTGCAACGCTTCGCAAGTACGCTGAACTACGCCACGGGGTCAGCAGTTGAGGTCGGTGGCTACGGCGGCACCATAGACATCCGAGTGCAACACGACAACCTTCGGGGGGTCAACTTTGTGGTGCATTACTACCACGGCGCAGGGGGTGGCGGACCCGTCACCAAGGGGGTCATCCAAGACCAACGCCTACTCGCATCCACCGAAGGCTACGACCTCACATGGATGGGCCATGTGCACGAACTTTACTATCACCAAAACATCATCCACCGCTATGACCGTTCTACCAAAACTCTTTTGCAGAAACCTATTCACCAACTTAGGACGGCGACTTACAAGGAAGAATGGGACGGCGGCTACATGGGCTTTCACACTGAACGAGGCAGAGGCCCGAAGCCTTTGGGTGGATATTGGATGAAACTTGAAACCAGCAGGAACGCAAGCAAGGACAACAAAGGTCCCGAACTGCAACTGCACGCCACCTTCACTCCTGCGGATAGGTTGTACTGACCTGTACGATTCCTTCGTACAACTGTCCAGTTTTTTCCAAAATAAACTGGACATTTGGGGAATCAATTCTCCAATAGTACCCGCAAAAGAGAGATTATTTTCCATAAGTAGCGAAAACCGCTACCTTCCGCAAACTATCCCTCCTGCGTATCGGAGGCGGTTAGGTACAGGTAACCGTACTCTTTCTCTGCGTTAAACTGCGGGCAAGCCTTGGTCACCCCTGGGAAGTCCCTGTGTCCGCAAATTCGGGCCTTGGGATATTTCTGCAACCAAGAGAGCAGCACCCCTGCGATGGCTTGCCTCTGCTGAATGGTGCGGTCGTCGCTATCCTTCCCGCCAATGTAAGACACATGCAGGCTCGTTGAGTTGTGACCCGCAACCCCGTTGGTCACCTTGTCGTCGGTAGCCAAGGTCATAATGTTCCCGTTGGGTTCTATAATCTTATGGTAGCCCACGGCCTTCCAGCCAAGCCCCTCCTTCCAATGTTTGCGGATGCTGGCGATGGTGGTGTTCTTCGGCGTAGCCGTGCAATGCACGACGAGGTGGGTGATATTTCGCATGGTTATTCTTCGGGGTTAAGGAGGGGATAGTAGCAGACGGTGTGGTCTTCGTCCTTGGGCAACTGGGAGGCGGATACTTCGTGAATGCCGGACCACTGGGCTTTTGCCGGGTCGTACCCCAGCAACTCGCAGGCCCTGCGGTACTCGCACAGGAGGGCGTGGTTCTGCTCTAGGTCTTGGGGAGATATGGCTATCATCAGCCGCTCCAAGGCATTCGTGAGGGCTTTGGCGGGTCGGGTAGAGTGGTAGGTCATACCGCAAATTTATACCCTTTCGGTTCTATAAATGGCGAAAATTAGGAATTTATACCGCATCGGGTGTAGGGCCCAAAAAAAAGTTTCATAAAAAATGACTACAATGGTCGCAAAAGCAAAAACCGCCGTATCTTTGACCTACAAACCAACCACAAAACCATGAAAACTATCAAAACCCCCATTCACAACTTTATCACCTTGTTTGACAATTCATTGTCTATCAACTTGACCAGCGGCAAAATCACCGCCACCGGCTTCGGCGCACAATGGCTTCGCCTTGAAGAGTGCAGCATCAGCGACCTTGATGCTTCCGGCTTGGCCGACATCAGCAGCCAAATCGTCCGTCAGCATGGTGCTTGTGTTGCAGCGAAATTCAACCAATTCTCCGGAAACTAAACCAACCCACCAACCCAAAACCATGACCCACGAAACCAAAACCAAACTCAAAGCCGCCCTTGCTACGGGCTACATTGTACTCTCCGCTTGCCTAGGCCTCGCATTTTTCGGCAGATTCATTATCGCAATCATCACCAACTAAACCCCCAAACCATGCACAAGTTTAAAACCACCAACATCAAAGGCAAGGACTATGTTGAAGTCAATCAACGGCTCCTGTTCTTCCGCAACGAGCCAGCCTATGCAGGTTGGTCCATTGAATCCGACCTCGTTGACCTGCAACCCGACCGCTGCTGCATCAAGGCAATGATTCGGGACCAAGAGGGCCGCATCCGAGCAACGGGCCACGCCCATGAGGACCGCACCAGTTCCATGATCAACAAAACGAGTTATGTAGAAAACTGCGAAACCTCTGCCTTTGGCCGTGCCTTGGCCGCCTTGGGTATCGGGATTGAAACGAGCATCGCAAGTGCTAACGAGGTGCAGATGGCCATCGCCAAGCAGGACCAGTTCAATGACTTGACCGACAAACTCGGATTGGTTCCCGCCTACGACGACCTCACCGCCGCAACGCTACGGGCGGACTTCATTAAGTTGGTGCAGAAACTCCCCGCTGACCAGCAGGAGCGGTTCCTCAAAGACCTGGACCAAATGACCCCCGCCCGCTTTGAGAAAGGCATTCAATTCATTCAAAATCAACTTGCTAAGCCATGACCAACCTACTATCCCGCCTCAACGCAGACGCATTCGTTGCCCTAATGAACGAGCGTGAGCAGTATTCCACGACCATCAATGAGTTGCTCCAAGTCCTGCAACAAAAGGACTGGTTCCAAGACCTCACCCAAAAAGAGTTGTGGAACCTGTCCATGCACCTTCCCAAAGATATTTGGGATGGGAATATCCGCACGCTTGTTAACTTATTCCAAACCCGCCCAATCACTAACCCATGAACCATTTAGTCACCATCCCCAAGTCGGACATCTCCAAACAAGACATCGCCGACATCGCCGCTGGCCTTATCCTCCGAATACAGGAAGGCGAGGTCAACCCCATCGCCGCCCATGTACGCCTCAAAGCGGTCGTCAAAGCCTTGGAGCAAGTCCTCAAAGCAACCGATGACATCGTGAGGGATGAAGCGGAAAAGCACGGCAAGACCTTCTCCGCCTTCGGTGCTGAAATCCAAGTCAAGGAGGGGGCGCTCACGCCCGACTACTCGCACGACCAGCAATGGCGCTATTTGCAATCAAGCATAAAGGACCGTGAGGAACTGCTAAAGATGGCCTTCCGCAACGCTGGCAAGGCAACGGTGTACGACGAATCAACGGGCGAAGCGGTCCCCGTATGTCCCGCCAAAGGGACAAAACCAAGCATCGCTGTTACTTTTAAGACCACTTAACCATGCCCAAACCCAAAGGAAAAGAAATCCAACGAAGGGTCGCCACCATCTACGCCGTGTCATACCTCGCATCACGCCCATACAGGGCATCAGAACTCGCCGAAGTGCTTGGGGTGACAATCCGTACCACCTACCGAATCCTAAGCGATTTACGGGCCTCAAATTGGCTCGTAGAAGAAAACTGCAAATACTCAATTCAACCCAACCAAACCACGAATAAAAACCATGAAAACACACACAACTGAAAACCGAAGGAATCAAAAAGCATTTGTCTTCGGAACCGCTCTTTGGTTCATATGCAAAGAGCCAACGCCCGCCAAGCAAATCGTGCTTCTATCTCAAGCGTTTAGAATGTCCAACTGCCTACACGACCACTTTGTTGACGCTGGTGTGCTTGAGAAAGTTGGTTATGGAAAGTACAGGTCCGTCAGTAAATCAAGCCCATCATTTGAGACTTGCGTTAACTGCTACGATGCTCAAACAAAAAGGGTCAACAAATCAAAGGCAAAATCAGTATCAAACCACGAACTATTTACTCAAGATGCTGAAAATGTCCAAGAATTGACTATTGAATCTCTTGCCCAACAAGTGCTTACATTAACCGAAATCATGACTAAATTAGTAAACCAAACCCCAACCCAAACCCCATGAGTAACTACACCCCCCAACCCAACACCTTCTCCCTGTTCGCCAACGACAAGGGCGACAATCCGAAACGCCCCGACTACCGTGGGGACATCATTCTCCCCGACGGAACAAAAATGCGCCTGTCCGCATGGGTCAAGGAAGGGCAGTCAGGCAAGAAGTTCTTATCAGGCAAAGTCGAGCCGATGAACGAATCCCGTCCAGCCAACGCTTTTGAACCACAGGCTGGAGATATGCCGTTTTAGTGTAACTTTGCCCGAAGATTACATTTACAAATAACCACCTCATGTTTCCGGCCATGCGGTGTTTAGATAAAGGGTTCAATCCATCGTAACCCCTCGCCTCAACTGCCGGAACAGTTGGGGCGTTTTTTTTACTCATGAAGCAAATATCATGGTTTAAGTTCTGCCCAGCCGATTGGATGATGGGCCGAATATCCCGCCAACCAGCCGAGGTGCAGGTGGCCTTCATCCGATTGTGTTGCGTCTATTGGAACGCAGAATGCGAGATGTCAACCGACCACGCCGAACTTGAAGCCGATGGGCATCTTGAACGGTTACTCCAAACCCGATTGGTAGAATCCAACGGGCCGTCGGTCTTCATCAAGTTCCTTGACATCCAATGGGAGGAAGCCAACCTGCATCGGACCAAGATGTCCCAAGCGGGGAAGCGGAGTGCCGAAAGGAGGTCATCCAAGGTTGAAGAAAATCCAACTAAGGTTGAACCTATGTTGAACCTACCTTCAACTAAGGTTGAACCTGTGTTCAATAGAGAAGAGGAGAGAAGAGAAGAGAAGAAGAGAGGAGAAAATACTTGTGTCCTGTTTGACCAATTTTGGAACCTCTATCCCCGCAAGACCTCCAAGCAGTCCGCATCCAAAGCATTCGCCAAGTTGAAGGACGAAGACCAGCAGGCCGCTATCAACAACATCGCCCGCCTATACTCCGAAACCCCCGTGCAGTTTGTACCCCATGCGGCCACCTACCTCAACCAAGCACGATGGGAGGACCAAGTAATCCCAAGGAACGCTACCTTCAACCCACTAAACCAAACCGATGACGAACCCCTACCATCTTACCGCTGAAAGGCGGCTCCTGTCCTGCCTTATGGACCAGTTCACTAACCGAGCGGTCCTCCTTCTTCAAATCCCCGAACGCCTATTTACGGGAAACCATGTCCTCGTGTATCGTGCCATTGAATCCCTGCACCGAGCGGAGCGACCTGTTGACTTGGTGGCCGTTCACAAGCACCTCATTGACAACGGGCAAGCCCATGTGATAGCAGATTTTGTGGACATCCTTGATGGGAACACGCTGACCTCCGACTGGAAGGTCTATGCCTCCGACCTCAACGAGGCTTGGAAGCAGCGGGAAGAGCAGCGCATCATGGACGAGTTGGCCCATGATCGTGACATCCCCAAAGCCTTCGCCCGCTATCAATCCATGCAAGCGATTGAAACCAACGCCACCGAAACCACGGCTCACGAACTGGCCAAGACCTACCTCATGAACATGAACGAGGTAAGGGAAGGCAGGCGCAAGGATTCAATTTTTCCGACCTACATATCCCCGATGGACCGAATGATGACGGGATTCAAACCCACCGAGTTTATCCTATTGGGCGGTCGGCCCGCAATGGGCAAGACGCTCTTGGCCCTGCAAATAGCGATGAATCAAGCCATGGCCGATATCCCCGTCGTGTTCTTCACTCTGGAAATGTCAGCGGAGCAACTGACCCAGCGGATGCTTTCCAACCTTGCCACCATGGACGGGGCGCACTTTCTCAACCCGACCGAGCGAATCAGTACAAAAGATTTCATGGACTTGGGCCAAAAAGCGGACCTCCTAAAGTCCAAACCGCTCTACATCGTGGACTTGCACCAAGCCAACCTGGACCGCATTGAAGGCGAAATCGCCAAACTGAAAACCAAGTACGGAATTTGCGGGTTCTACTTGGACTACCTGCAACTCGTAGAGCCAACCAAGATTGACAAGGCCAAGCCGAAAATTGAGCAGATGACCAACATATCCAAGACCCTCAAAGCAATCTGCAAACGGCAAAAGGTGTTCGGGGTTGTGGTGTCATCCCTATCCCGTGCAACGGAAGGACGCAGCGACCATCGGCCGATCATGTCCGACCTTCGGGAAACGGGGCAACTGGAGTTTGATGCTGACAAGATTGGCTTTGTTTACCGCCCCTACGAACACGACAGGAGCCAGCCAGCGGACCTCATGGAGGTCATCGTCCGCAAGAACCGCAACGGTTCCCTTGGCATCGCAAACATTCAATGCCACCTTCCCTATACCAAAGCCAACGAGTACCCACCCAATTCGCTATGATGGAAGAATACAACCTCCAGGCCGCCTGCGTCAAGTTGTTCGCTTTGATGCGACCCAACGAGCAGGGGCTGCTATTCCTCAACCTCAACAACCCCCGTTCCCGCTCCAACGGTTTCTTCCTAAAGGGAATCGGGCTGACCGCTGGCGTTGCTGACATGACCTACCTATCCCCGAAAGGAGCGGTATTTCTTGAATTTAAAACACCCAAGGGCAAGCAGTCCCTTTCCCAAAAGTGGTGGCAGGGGGTGGTTCAGGAGGCGGGGTATAGGTACGAGATAATCCGAAGCGTGGAAGAATTTCAGCGGGTGTTGGCTGAATGTGGCTAAGTTGTGTATATCTTCGTTGAACATAAACCATAAACCCATGATAGTACCAAAAGAAAAACCACAAATCGCATCAACTCCAGAACAAAAAGAAAAGAATTATTGGGACACCTTAAAATTTGATAGCCATAAGTGGGTGGAATACCACGAAGGATATTATGAATGTGCTTTTTGTAAAGCGACAGGAACATCAATGATGCCGATTAATGATAGACGCTTATGTAAGGAAAACCCTTATTTAAAATAGCGGATTGACCCATGCGCCGCTTACTGCTCCTATTCCTCCTGACCGCCTGCACCAACGACCGCCCTTGGAAGGTGATTGAGGTGCGGCCCAAGGGTGATGCTTGCGAGTATGTGTTGTCCCGCTCCAACGGATTCGGGCCGCAAGTAAAAAACATAACCGATAAGTGCGGGAAATACACATTATTCCAAACCATAAACCCCTAACCCATGAAACCAACCCCCACCGATTTCCGCCGCTGGCAAATCCACATCCGCAAGGAGTGCGTGTCTTGCAGCAAGCCCGACCGCTCCGAAACCATTTCTCCGTGGAGAGTCAACTGGACCCTGCTCGGTCGCATCCTTCAAGCCAAAAACGCATGAAGTACGGTTCCGTTTGTTCGGGAATTGAGGCCGCATCCGTTGCATGGCATTCGCTCGGATGGAAACCGCAATGGTTCTCCGAGATTGAGCATTTCCCAAGCGCAGTCCTAAAGCATCGTTTTCCCGATGTCCCCAACCTTGGGGATATGACCCAACTAAACCAATTTCAACAATTCAATGAACAACCAATTGACCTTCTCGTGGGAGGAACCCCATGTCAATCATTCTCCGTTGCAGGACTTCGCAAAGGTCTTGCTGACCCAAGAGGAAACCTCATGCTTACCTTTCTTTCAATCGCTG